CTCCAAACCATCAGATACCATATCATCTTTATAAGTGTAATTTATAAAGTTAGGTCGATAGGATAATCTCTGTGCGATTTGAAGGAAACACATAGCAATATATTCAGTGACATATGGCTTCTTTTTACCATCTTTCTCACATTGAACAATATCAGCCTGATACTCAATAAGAGCCTTCAAGAATTCTTTATTGTTAATATAGTGCTTAGTATTATCCTTATCGACAGGTGGTTTTGCCTCTTGATAAGCATAGTCTCGTTTTGCCACTTTATTACTCCTTATTCAATTATATAAAACTATTATAACAGGTCTTCGGGTTAATGTCAACCCTTTTTGTTACTTATTTCAAAATAAGTTTTTAAGTGTTCTTTTGTTACGTATTACTTATATGACGTAAAATGGCGAGTGAAACGAGCCACTTGAGCCCGGAGGGCGAAAGACATTGTAACTGGTTATAAACGTAGACCCAGCCCTCTGGAACATAATATACACTTGAATCGCTATATTCAGTCATATTCAATGGTATCAACTTATCTGCTCTTCGCTTCGCTCATCACAGATTGGCTCAAGGACTTCGTCCTCTCGCCAGTTTCTACTTTAAAGGCATTAATAAGATGGATTAACATTAGATATCCTATTTTAGATATGGCTCCGCTATAGAGCCAGGTTACGAGAGGAAAAAAACAATTATCTTCCTTTGTCCTGGTGCCCGCTGAGTGTCAATTCACTCATCTCTAGTGGACTATACCAATATATGGTGTGTCCCGAGCCGGATTTCTTTCAAGTATTTATCCCTTGGACGGGGAATCAACTTACAGACCTCAACTACAGTAGGAGTTTATGTCGAGTATTATAGTCTGCTCACTTCACCAAATGGCTACTAAACCTGAGTTTCACGTTTCAGGTAGATAGTCTTAGTTTTAACCCTAAGCGGTTATATGTCCAAATGTGTTTTCACTTCTAATATTAGGAACAGTATAACACAAGGAAATCGCTGTGTCAACCCCTAATTTCACCTTTTATAGAATAAATTTGCCACCAGCAGGTTGGATGATGGCGCTGAACATAGATGTGTGCTGGTCAGCGATTTCGGTGCGTGTTTCCGCAATAAAGAGTATATCACTCATTCCGATATGGATAGTATCATCTTGGACTGTCATAAGAAATGGAACCAAACTCAAACTTGAAGAACCTTGACCATCTGGTATTGACTGGAGAACACAAGGATTCTGGACAGTGATTACCCCTTCCTTTTCTCGTATACCGATAACATCGGCAATCAACTCGGTTCCTGTGTGTTTTAGATGAACCGTTGCTTTATATGTTTTGAACTTTTCTTCCTTCAATTCACTTTCATAACTCATAATTTAATACTCCTTTTTTTAATCCTGTCAAGTGGCCAACTACTAGTTTCTATTCCACCTATGAAAAATGCTAATGTTAGTCTATCTTCCCCATCACTCCAATAACTATTCGCGGCGTGCCATTCACTGGCATCATACGCTATCAATCGATTAAAGTGATTTTGAAATCTTAATTTCTCTGTAAATTTTGCATTATGCTCGTTTACACCAACTTCTCCAGATGCCGAAATGATTGAACCTGGTTTCAAATTCCATAATGATGTACCGCTATCTTTGTGGATATCTGGTGTAAGATATATCAATCCAGCAACTTCGTTATCAACTCCATTCTGCCTCTTTCTTTCGAGTATAGCATCTTGGTGTATAAATCCTTTGTTTCCATCTTCTTCTTTAATATCACCAGAGCGAGGATTCCTATGGAAGGACATCTCACTTAGGCTCCAGGAAACGTCTATATAATCTAAATCAAAATAAATGCTTAAAACTCTCTTTAGAATGTCATTGTGCAATTCAGGATTTATCTCCCATAATTGTTTTGACCTCATTCCTGGTTTGTCGCCACCCAAATCATCTTTTTCTAATGATTTACCATATTCCATAATAGCGTGTGCATCGTCAAAGAAGTCATCTACAACTACGGGGAAGAATTTTGAAGGACGACCCCACCTAGATTTTGTCGCAAGGCTCTGTCCTGCTGTCATAATTTAATACTCCTCAATTTGTAATCAAACTTTTCTGTGTTGTATATCTTAACTCTCTCAAAGAAATGACGTAGGGAGAAGTTCTTATGTTTCTTCCACGATAGGTCGTCACTTATGTCGAAAAGAGTTGCTTTATCTTTGCCTTCTGCTTTACGTAAAACTCGGCCGACTGACTGTAAATTTCTAATACGAGACTTAGCAGGATGACCAAAAATGACGTTATGCAAATTGCGAATGTTGATACCAGTACTAAAAGTACCATAACTGGCCACAATAATAGCATTAGTAGATAGTTCTGTAATTTCACGAATTTCCTCCCTGACCTCGGTTTCTACGGAACCACTGACAAAAAACACTGGACGGTCCGGGTCCTTTTTAGTAAGATACTCATACAGTTTCTTACCGTGTTTTTCTACATATTGAAATAGAATTAATGTGTTTTTGTCCCTAGATAGGGCTAAATCACATATAAACTTATTGCGTTTGGTATGGTTAATAAGGAAATCAATCTCTTCCTTATATGCCATAAGTTTTACTGCTTTCTTCTCTTCATCAGTATATCCCAAGGTTACTGCTTCGATATGTAACTTTGCAATAGTATCTGAGTCCATCAATGCTTTAGTCGTTGTGACTTTATGTACTTGCCCAAATAATCCTTCAAGAACCAATTTGTGTGTCTGTGTGCCATCTAAGGTACCAGTAAATCCGAATCTGAACTCACAATTTACCATTTTTGTTAGAATAGATGTAAGAGACTTGGCCTTAAAATTATGGGCTTCATCTCCAATTACAACATCAAATTGTTTGAACCAATCTTTCTTTAACTTGTAGATAGACTGCCAAGTGGTTATAACTATCTTTCTATCTGTCTCTTTGTCTTTGCCTGCATATATTCTATGTGTGTTGTCATTAGAGTAGTCACATCCAGAACCGTTGGAGTAGTCATCAAAATCTTTGTATAACTGTTCAACCAGTGTTGTAGTCGGAACAATAATCAAAATCTTCTTTTCAACTGTATTCATATACCAGTTCACCAGTCCATAAATCATCAGAGATTTACCACTGCTGGTGGGAGATAACATTAATGCTCGTTTTTGATTGAGTCCGTGATGGAGTGCTTCCATCTGATAATCATATGGTTCGATTGGAGAACCACCTACTTGAGGATTTAATTTCTTGAAGAATGTCGCTGTCTCTTCGGGAGTAGAGGTTCTTTCGAGAGGTAGGGTCTGTATTGTTAAATTATTTCTAGACGCAAACTCAACCACATATGGGAGTAGGCCATAGTACAACTCCCCACCAAATGCGTTAAATAGACGAATTTTCCCATCCCACGCCCTGCTTCGGTAGGCTGGCATAAATTTATAGCCTGGAACCTGGAATGTAAAATAATCAGAAAGGTCGTGGGCTAAGCCAGCCTCACATTCGATGTTAATATAAACATCGTCCTTCTTATGTACAATAATATCGGTCAAAACTCACCCTGTGTAAACTTCATAAAATCAATAGCATTTTTAATAGCAAAACCTCTGGTAGAGAACATTTTACAGACCTCTTCCAAATACTTCACTATCTCTTCTTGTAGAGTGACCTTATCTTCAGCCGAAACTACAGCCGGGTCAACTCTCACATATTCTTTAACCTCACGGTCTTTCAGAACATATTCAAAAGGGTCTGGGTCAGAACCGTTATAATAGTTGGTTCTACCGTGACTTACTCTATATAGTTCACTTCGTAATTTTTTGAGTTTGAGCCTCTCCCGCAACAAGATTTTTAGATATTTGTTGTGTTTAGTGGGAGTAGCCAGAGACTCCCTGGCTAGGATAGTCTCATCTATGTATACGTCCTTATCTACCGATGCTTCAAGTTCTTCTATTTTCATAGTGTTCATTATATAAGATTCCTCACCAAATGTCAACCCCTCAATTATGAGAGTTATTTTAAGTCATTATACACCATCTAAATCGGAAAGTCAAGTGTTTTCTTCAATTATTTTAAAGGGCTTTACCTGATTCCATCTCCATAAAGTCGTACTGGAGAGTCAAATCTGTTAGGAGTGGCTCGGATGATTCATTAGTCATCTGAAGTTCTCCTAGAATGGTAGGGAACAAGTTATGGAAAGTGAACACTGTTTCACTCACATTCTTGTTATTTGAAAGGATATGAATACTTCCGTTATGGCCTGTGGCTTCGCCTGGTTTGTACCTTGCATCATTTTTTGCTCCAGCCGCTCGGTTCATCAATCCGAGGATTTCCATATAGTTCTGGTAATCTTCATCGACCAGAAAGGTCACAGTCATAGGAGCATTTGATATGGTACTGCCTGGCCTATAAACATAACCGTGCATAGGATTTGCAATCGGTACTTCGTTAACACTCATAGTCGGTAGATTACAAGTGGTCAACCAGAACTGAGTTCCAGGAAGAATGGACATATTTAACCTATAGTTCGTACTCTTCGCTAGGTTGATTTTTTGCGGAGCAACTCTTTGTTTATCTGTCATACTACTATTTATAACTCCTGTATAAAAAGAAAAACGGCACCTTGATTTCTCAAGATGCCGTTTTAATGACTTTTTGCCCTAAGGTAGCGAAACTCTTAACGAATGGCGCAAGCCGGTAAAGACAAAATACTTTACTTACAGGTTAGTTACAGAGAACGACCTGAAGTAAGGGTTAGCGCCAGCGGCACCAGTTGCGAAAGGATTGTGTGTAAGACCGTAACGAGTCTTGAACCCTAAACGTGGCTGGAAGTCTTCTTCGCCAATTGATTTCATCAACTGAAGAGGAACATATGGGCAGTAAAAGAGTCCTGCGTCATACATATTAGCGCCTTTATAGCCTACAGTAACACTATCTGAAGCGGCAAACTGGTCAATAAATACTTTGTACTTACTTCCCAACATACCAGCAAACACAGAGTTTGCAGTATCAGGTGCATTGCCATTTTCTACATCCATTGAAGGAGTAGCAAGTCCGGCAACCATATCAAGAGCAGATGCAACATCTGGAGATACTAGCAACCAGTTACCTGCACCACGTCCAGTGTTTTTAGCGATAAGGTTTGCTTCACGATTGATTTGAATCAATAGTGATTTATAACGCTCACCACCCCAACGGGCACCACGGTTATCAACTGCGTCTGCAACATCGAATGTTCCAGCAGTAGTTGTACCAGAAGTAGCACCGGCAGTAGCCTGTGACTGGATTTTAGCAATAACTTCACGGTTAATTTCAGCAAGGATTTCAGCAGAAAGAATATTTGACAATTCAGTCTCAGCGTCCAAGCCGTGGATAGCCTTAAGGTCTTGAGCAAGTTCCAAAGAATATTTGGCTTTCAATGCACGAGTGTTAGCAGTAACGCTAGACTTCTCGATTGAGAAAGACATTTCTTTAAATGCGCCGCCACCAGAAACAAAGCCACCTAGAGCCTCGCCGTCAGCAGTTGCGTAGTTGTTAGTAGGAACTCCCGCTCCGCCACCATCTGGGTTACCAGAGAAGTCTACATCAGGTGCACCAGCGGCAGTAGTAAGTGCTTCAGCACCAGTACTTGCTTCACCAGTATAATGAGATTTCATAGCAAAGACAAGTCCAGTAGGACCACTCATTGGCTGAACGCCAATTGTGTCATAAGCCATTAGTTGAGGCATTGTACGTCTAACAAGACTAATTAGGATTGGGTCCCAGTTGTCTACGTTAGCGCCAGTTACGTTGGCTTCTTGCAAAGCCTTTTCTTGGTTTTCTAAAAGACGAAGTGTAATTGCACGTTTTGTCGCATCTTGAATTTTTGGCAATTCAGAATGTTCCATTACAGGCTGCCACTTATCTTTAATTTCTTCAGTTAAAAACATTGAATGTTCTCCTATTAAATATAAATGTGATTAAGCACCTAAGATGCTCGTTTCTCTAGATTGTGAAAGGGAAGCCATAACCTTCTTCATTGCATCAGTCATCACTCCATCCGAGGAACCGTTCTTGGTGCCCTCTTCTGCAATTACTTCTTCTTTCTCTGCCTCTGAAGGAAAATAAGTTTCTTTCAAAGTATTCAGTTTTTCAGCATATGATACCGCATCATCGAACTCAACACCTTCAGCAAGACTATTCATCTTTGCTTTTTGTGTCTCAGTCAAGTCAACCGTTACTTCTCTGAAAATCTTTTCAGCGGACGCTTCAGCCAGTTGAGTTTTCGCTTCGACATTTTTATTTGTCTCTGCATCCAAACTTTCCTTTAGGGCTTCAATTTCCTTTGCTTGTTCGTCCACTACATTGTATTTCTCATTAGGGATTTCAATGTAATTTTCTGCAAACAACTTCTGCATTCCACTAACAAAACCTTCTAAGATTTCGTTTTTCAATCCGTGTTCAACGGACTGCTCGTTCTCTTCAAGCCACTCAGTAACCATATAGTCTAGATAACCATCCAGTTTCTCAGTGATATCAGTCAACTGGGACGCAATTTGAACTTCAAGGTCGGCTGCCATCTTATCTTCGATAAGTTGCAAATTTTCCTTGACTTTCGCTTTAACGGCAGTCTCAAATACTAGAGTAGTACGAGCCTTGAAATCTTCAGTAAGGTCTTGACCATCAAACAATGCTTTCACATCTTCGGCAATATCTACTTCAACTTCAAATGCTTCTTTCTTTATTGATTTAGCGTTTTTGTTTTCTTCTACATCATCGTCTTCATCTTCGTCCGCGTCATCACCGTCTTCGTCTTCGTCCTGGTCTTCTAGAACTTCAACTTCTCCACTACCTTCTACTTTCTTTTTCTTCTTTTTCAAAGGTGTGGCCTTTGGTGCTTCGGCTTCTTCAAGAGAATCAGCCTCAGAAATTTCAGAATCTTCAGCAACCATTTCCAGGTCCCCCTTTTCTAAAAGTTCATCAGCCTCAGACACTGTAATAGAAGTATCGGAATCGACAGACTGGCCTTTCCAGACTTTCTGCTCTTCATCCAAAACCAACATCTCGCCAGTTTCTGTTTTTAACTTCATCAGGGTTCTCCTAATCCAATTGATAAATTAAAATTAGTTTCTAATCTAATTATTATTATTTATAAAACTAATTACTCTAACCATCGCAAAAATCACTACGATTCCTACAACTTGCTTATGAAATCTTCAAATACAGTCGCTTCGAGCGAAGTTAATCGCTTCCCGGACGCTCTTCTGACGATATCTTGGTATTCTGCTATTTGTCTCTCAGCAATAACACCATTGTTCCAAATCCATTCTTTACCTTCCATAATGCCATTAACGAAGGCGTCAGGTGCTGAAGGGTCTGCTACAATATCCGCGGCAGTAGCAAGGTAAAAATCACCTTGTACTTCCTGAATTCCTTTTTTGTTTGCTTTAAGCGTGCCCATTCCTCTTGATGAAACACCAAGTTGAGCCCCCTCTTTAATCAAACTTTTGACAATATTTCCGTGTGGAGTATCTGTGATTTTGGCTTTGCCAATATAGTTGTTACCTTCCTGTCTTAGTTGGGTAATCATATGAGATACTCGGTCTAGGTTGATTGTTGGTCCCTCAGGATGCCCCAATTCTCCAAACGCACGTTTCTTGTCGATATATTCTGTTGTGTATCTTTTGACTTCTTTTTCCATAATAGCACCGGGATACAAACGACCGTTCCTATTTTTCAGGTCTGCCTGTAGGAATACACCCTCAATATAGAGTTCTTTCCCATTGGCTTCAGTAATGTATTTTACTGATTCTGTAATTTCTGATATTAGTCTCATTACTCTCCCCTTACTATTATTTAGTGAACTTAGATTTCACTTTGCCACCAAAAACTTTGTGTGCATTTTTGATTTTGCCCTTGTTTATACGTACCCACTTCTTTCGCATCTTGATACGCTTAACTTTATTGCCGCCCTTTTTACGTTCAATCTTAGCCTTCATTTTGACTGCTCTGTCTTTGAACTTATTCTGGTCTTTCTTCTTCTGTGTAGCCCTACGTTGCATCGTGTTTCGTGCTTTGTAAGCCTCAACTGTGACAATTGATTCACCAATGTCATCCACAAATTTTAATTCTTCTTCAATGAACTCTACTGTTACATCTTCTGTAATCTTCTTCTTAGTGAAATAAGAAATGACATCAGATGGTTTATCAAAAAATTCTTGGCCTTTCTTGCCAGTGATATTCATCCACCAACCGTCTGAGCCACTATCGAAAGCGCCTTGAGATATTACTTTGCCTTTATATGTAACAAAAGAAATATCTTTACTAGTGTCTTTGCCAAATGCGTAATCGCCTTTCTTTGACATTACTTTCTTTGCTTCTTGAATATCTTCAGATGGTCCATAACCCTTAGGTGTAACATCTTTAATGTTAAATTTAACTTTGCCCTTTGCAAGTCTCTCTGCGGCCGCTCTAGTCAAGTTGCCGTCTTTATCGAAAAACTTTGCGAGATGTGGAGGTAACTTTTTAAGTGAAGGTGGTTTTGCTTCGCTTACATCTTCGCATACGCAAGGCTCTTTCCCACATTCGCCACAATCTTCTACAAGACTGGCTAAAAAATCTTCTGCTTCAAATATTTCTAATTCAATATTAGGAGAACCGTTTACTTCTGATAGACCACCAATTTGCCACATAGCCCATCCGTTGACGGCCTCTGCTTCTAATTCTGCTCTCTCTGTTACGGTTAAAGCGTTCCAATTTTCTTCTGTCCATTCTATAATGACAGTTTCATCTTGTTCCGCTACGTCCACAGCCATCGCTTCCGAAATCTGTGAACTATACTCGCTAAATTTAATCAGACTCATTATCGCCTTCCCATCCAGCATCAACCTCATCATAGAACTTTTTCTTGTCTGCATCGGATAATTCCTCAGCGGACTTAACTTTGTACTTTGCTAGTACAGTAGCGAAAAATTTCTGGTACGCTTCTTTGTCACCAGAGGCTTCTGATTGATATTTGCCTTTTTTCTTTTTATTGACAAAATTCTTCATATCCTTAGACAATTTTTTAATCGTAGGGGGTTTCTTCCCTTCAGTCAGTTCTTTAAACGGACCGTCTAAAAATGAAACTATCCTGTCTTGTAAATTTGACATTTATTTAATCCTTTTTAAAAGGCTTTGCTTTCTTTTTACCAAAGTTGGCAATATTTTCTTCTACTTCATCGTCATCTTCATCGTCTTTCTTTTTGCCTTTCTTGGCATCGATTGCTTTTTGAAGAGCGGGTGGTAGAGTACCCTCGTCTTTAGTGTCCTTGTCCTCATCGTCATCTTCAACCTTCTTGCCTTTTTTCTTAGCAATTGCGGCTTTCAGAGCGGGTGGAAGTTCACCTTCTTTAAGTTTAACGTCTTCCTCAACCACATTCTTACTAAACATAGTCGTAGAAAGTTTGGTTTTGATATCAGCCATTTTAGAAGCGAGGCGAGTATTAATCTCTCCGTGTAGGAGTGCCTTAAATGCAGTAGCCTTCTTGTTTTGTGCTAATTGTACCAATTTATCTAAATTTTCGTTCATAGTAATCTCCTAATATAGGTCATCTGATTTGCCATCTTCGTCTTTCGAGTTAGCGGCTTTCTCATCTGCCATCTGTTTGTCTAGTGCTTCAATATCATCGTCTGTGTGCATTAGAATATTCTTTCTTACCCATTCAACTGAATAATAACGACCAATCATTTCTCCACTACTAATAGTGTCGACCATTTCGACTCGTGTTTTCATCATTTCAATTTTCTTGAGTTCAGAAAAATATCCATCGTCTTCAAATATGAAACTGATATTCTCTTTATACTCATTCCATTCTGCTTTATCAATAATACCTTTAGAAAGCAATTGGGTTCTAAGTAGAGAATACAACAAATCAGAGAAACTTTTTCTAAGTTTTGTTACATATTTAGTAAACTTAATCTCATCTCTGGTAATTTCACCAGAACGAGACATACTCCAACCAGTGTCAGATTCCATTCTTGATGCAGGCACGTGGAGTGCTTGATACACTTTCTTTTGGAAGTATATTACATCATCCATATCGCCTAGATTTTGTCCACCAGGCAAGGTTTGTACTTCTGTTCCTCGACCACCCTCTTTACGAGGTAGCCAAAAATCTTCCATCATTGACATTGTATCTTTGCCATCTGCTACAGTACCAGTAGAAGCATCATAAACCATTTTGTTCTTAAACTTGTTCATAATGTTTCGTAGATATTGTTCTGCTTTAGTCTTAGGCAGGTTGCCAACATCAATATAGAACACCCGTCTTTCAGGTGCTCTTGTAATTCGGTAAATCACCATCGCATCTTCTAGCATACGAAGTTGATTTATTGGTTTCATTGCTTTGTGTAGATATGAAAGAGTTACCTCTTTTTCTTTATCATACAATCCAGAATCAGCCATTGCGACTGCCTCTAGAGCAACTTTAAGGGTTTGAGACATACCTCTAGTCTCTTTAGAATATAACCAATATTCTTCTACGCCCGTAACTACTTCAACTCCTGATTTATCTTTTTCCTTAAGGACTTCCTTAATTCTCTTGATATTAGTAGAATCGATGTATCTTAACTCTTTGATGCCCTTCTTGATATTATCGTTATCAAAAATGATATGATAATGTATAGCACCATCTTCGTACCATCTCCTAAAAATATCAGGGCCAGATTGATTAAAGTCTAGTTTCCTAGAAATAGTATCAAACTCATCCCCAATCATTTTCTTGATATTATCGGGAACATTAATGTTGTCCAATTTATCAAGATGGATATGTATTGGGTCTTTAAATGGGTCCAATACAATGGCCTCATTGACAATATCATCGATTGCAGATTCCGCTTCGGGATGTCTTGCAGTCGTGCGATATTTACCAATAAGTTCTTGTTGTGTCTGAAATGCGGCATCGAAATTGATAGCGAAGGCATTTACGCCTCCGCCATCGATTACGGTAGAACCATCGTCTAGGTTTGGTGCGACAAAGGATTTTGTTCCTTTGTCGACCACAGATGAGCCAATTCTCTTCTCTATCTTATAACCAAATAGTTCCATATTATATCACATTTCTTGTTAAGTAAGCATTCATACAACTATTTATACTCACTAACAGGTTTACTTATCAAGACGTTATACTACGACTGATACTGGTGTACCACCGTCATCCCAAGAAATACTGAATGTTACAGTGTATTCTTGAACTGCATCAGCAGTGTCCCAGGACAAATCGATAGTTCCGATATCTGAAGGCCAACCATATAACTTGATTATGCCAGAAGATGCCGTTCCATCACGATTGTAAGGACGAACTACAAGTTCTTTATGCGTACTATTAGCGGCTATAGCAGAAGAAAAACTGGTAAAACCAGTAATGTCTTTCTGCCAACTTAAAAGCAGTTTTCGTAGTGCATAAGTCTCATCGTTCATTATAGTGACACTCCAATCAGCGAATGTTCTGTCACCAGGAAGTTTGAGTTTCCTATTTTGGTAAGGAACTTCAATCGCCCCAACAGTAGATGCTGGTAGAGTTGCCGTTTTAATGAGCATTTTTGCGTTGCTTAATTCGCCGATTTCAACCTCAAAGAGGTTTGGTCGTGCGTAATCGCCAGTGTATTGATTAGCGAAGTCTGTAATTGCGAAAGCCATTTTTATCTCCCCTTATACTTGGCCAATCACTTCAGCAAAATCAACACCGGTCTTCGTTGCTACGAAGTTAAGCGTGATAAAGTTGATTGATTTGGATGGTTTAATGAAAATACTAGCCACGAACTGGTTAGCATCGATGACTTCGCCTGTGTTATTATCAGCATCACACTGCACATAAAAATCATACATTCCTTGTCTGGCTTGAATACCAGCTAGATATGGATTAACCATATTCAAGAAGTTCTTGCGGGTGAATTCGTTGTTGAACTCGAACAAGAAGTATTTTGCAGATATGGAAATTGCTTTTTCTAAAATAATAAACAATCTACGTACATTGATTCTATCAAATGCAGATGGCTTAGTTAGTAGAGTGCGGTCTCCCCAAAGAACAGTACCTTGTCCAGGGAAAGAAACAATTGGATTGATTCCATTAGGAAGCATATACAACTGGTCTCTGTGTGCTAAAGAAGGCTGATAAGCGAGTTTTACAACACCCTTAATCTGTCCACGATTTAGTCCACCAGGTGACCACCAAGCATCACGAACTGCGTCTGTATGACCACAAAGTCCTGCGATATCACCACTGAATCCAATCCAGCGATAAGTGTCAGAATATACGTCATAAACGTACTTAAAGTTGCCATCAAGAGTACCGTATGAAGATGCAGAGTTAAAAGAAACGTCTTTTCTCCAAGCGATAACATTGTTAACAGCGTTAGTGGCTCCACCAACATTAACTACAGTTGATTTTGGTGGGGATACAACAGCAATACAATCTTTTCTGTATTCTGCAACAGTTTCAATCATATACTTAGATACTATTGATACAGTGGCTTCGGACTCGTTAGAGACTCCACCAGCAAACAATAGACTAACATTGATTTCATCTGCATTTTGGAACTTGTTCCAACCTTGCATATACTCGTTAGCACCAACTGTTCCAGCATCAACAGCCACAACCCAAGCATTACCATTGCCTTCGCAAGTTGCTTGGTCATCAGCACCCATATCGTCACAATGAGCAGGAACTCCAGCCGAAACTGCAATACCACCAGTGAATGAAACTGATACAGGACCAGGACCATTAGTGACGTTATCTGTAACTACCCAAATAAGTTTGGACATTTTGTTAACTTTGTCTTCTGCCCAAATATTGCCACCATCTGAATTCTTGGTGCCTTGAGTCATTCCGACAAGGTAAGTTTCTACGGCGACATTTCCAACAACAACTGCAATTGCAATTTCGTTGTTAGAGGCATCAGGTGCTACATCAAAAGCGCCTTGGTATTGCCAAGCATCCCAAGTAGCATCGCCACTATGAGTTTCTACAGAAATACCATTTCCGTAAGTACCAGGATATCGAGCATAAAAGCCCTCTGTCAAAGTACCTGAGTCGTATTGCGTATCAAAATCTTCTGCACCAGTTATTTGAGTTACGTTGCCACTTGGAGCGGCGTTCATTGCTCCAGAGTCAACCACTCGTACTACTTGAAGACTATTTGTGTACTTCAAGAAGGCGGCAGAAGAAAGAAACGCAGGGTATGTATCGTTAGTTGGTTGCCCAAAAACTGCTACAAGGTCGGCTTCTGAGGTGCACAAGTATGGCTCGAAAGCCGGCCCCCAAGTAAAACGACCTACGGTAGCACCTAGAGAGGTAGCAACTGCGGGTATAGACGTTGACAAATCTATTTCTTTTGTCTGAACGCCTGGGCTTAATTGAAATCCCATCGTTTTTCTCCTATATTTAAATTAAATTGTTCACTTTATGGCTGTGTGAACCCGAATGTAGTACCGTTATTGAGTTATCTTGCGATTCTTCCAAAGAGTCTATTCAACCATTACTCATATTTATAAAATTTGAGTCTTTACGGAAAGGGTTCTAAGGGCTTCCTGTGCCATTTTTATTTTACTATCACGCATTTTCTCAAATTCTTTCTTAATTACCGCCATTCTTAGGTTATTAGGACAAGAACAGTCATATTTGAACATTGCTTCACATTTGACACAATATCTAGACTTCACTTAGTATTCCTTTATTGTAACTGCCATATCTCTGAGCCTTCTCTGACATAACTGCCTTCCTTATCGTCAATTCCATCGTCAATAAATCCAAACGGGGTTAGGTCATCTTCTATCTGCTTAATTTTCCCAGCCATAAGGCTAATTCTCAAATCAATATCGTTCAATTCTTTGAAATTTGGCTGAGTGGCATACCAAGCAAACATCACAAGCCCCATAACAAGGTCATCTGTTCCTCCGCCTTCGGCTGCCCAAGATGTTCCTTTAGTAATAAATTGTGCTAATTCTGAAATGGTTTCTAAATCGTTAATAAGTATCTTATCATTCTCAATAAGGTCTTTGAGATTAGAGCAACCAATCGCCTTAACTCTTTTAGACATTTTTATGCCGAATTTAGCGGTAATTCCAGATTCGTTGATTGTATTTTCGTATTCTAAATCATAATGGAGTATGTTACAAACTTCGGCACCAGGACCATTTGATTCTATAAGAACTGTGGCATCATTGTAGGATTGTGCAACTTGCATAATAACAGTTGGCAAAAGCATAGGTGATATGGTGTTTGACCTAAATTTAGCAACTTGTTTAAAAGGAAGTTCTGATATATCAATTATATTCATTGTTGAATAGTCTTGACCTCTGCCCTCTGCAACATCAACTGTCATAAAGTAATTGCGGCCTTGCTCTCCTTCGTCATATACATCCAATTCTTGCATAGTCATTATTGGACTTTTCACTGCTAGTTGTTGGAGTTTCGTTGCGGATATGAGTGTACCAGCAGAGCCAAGGAATTCACACTCAAACTCTTGTCTAAACTGCTCTTCGCTTGTATTTTCAACTGTTTGTTTTCTCCAAGCATCATCTCTACCTGGAACATCCCACCAATTAATTTCAAATGGATGGTAGTTAGAATTATCCTCAACTGCATCAGACCACATCTTATAGAAGTGGTTCATACCGTTTGGAGTAGATACGATAATGACCTTTGATGTATTACCAGAAGAGATAGTCGGATATACAGAACGGAAGAAATCTTCTGCCATATTCTGTTGAACGAATGCAAACTCATCAAGGAAAATCAGGTTGAATGAATATCCACGTATAGAGGAAGAAGATGTTGAACCAGCAAGAATTCTAGAACCGTTCTCAAGTTCTATCGAACCCTTGTTCCATTCTGATACGCCTTGCTGTAGAAATATAGGAAGTTTTTCATATGCCATCTGTAATCTTCCCAACAACTCTCGTGACGTTGCACTTTTGTTGGCTAGAATGGCGACACTTTTTTGGTCATTGAACAGAACGTAATGCAACATAAATGCCAAACTAGTCTGAGATTTACCAGACTGTCTTGGACATTTAACGATACAGAAACGCTCATCAACTAAAGTCTGTATTAACTTTTCTTGAAAAGGCCACAACTCAAATTTCATTAACCCCTTATCGACATTAACAATGTGGATGTGGTTCTTAATGAAATAAATTGGGTCATCTCTACATTTTACATATTCTATAATCTCTTCTTCTGTAAATTCGTGAGGTACATTAACACGTTTAAGAAGTGGATTTCCTAGATAAGTAGTAATTGTCATAATATAATGTTACCTTATTCCTGCGAAACCTCTTTCGTAATTGAAGTTTGTCTATTGGATTTAATAATTTCTTTCATCAAAAACTTTTGTCCCTCTTCTAGTTTGTCGAGTTTATCAGAGATTAAAACTTGTCGTTCTGATACTTCACGAAATTCTTCTAAATCGTCATCCTTATGGGCAAGTAATCCAGATTCTATATCTTTAAATTCTAGGATGTGGTCATCTATTTCTTTTAAATGGTCCTTTTGAGAATCAATATATACAACTAAACGGTCCACATCACGTACTGTATCCATCATTTGGGTGACCCCAAATAGCACGGCAATGAGAACGGCAACCATTCCTATATTTTGAATTGTGTGTGAGTTGTCTTTCTTATGTGGTACCATAAAATTTTCCCTTGTTATATTAAAAAAAGCCTCACGGCTTGTTATCGTCTGTAATAGTCTTGCCTTTTAGCATATCTTGTAAATCTTTGGTCGAGCCAACATAAAGATTATTGACGTTGGTCTTAGGTGCCTCGCCCTCACGCATTAATTTTAATTCTTTCTGCATCTTCAACAATTCCATTGTAGTATCAGATACATTCTTTATTAAACCACTGGCGACTTCATATGCCCGTGGGTGTTCCATTTCTTTAGCAAGTTCTAATATTCCCTCAAGGGCATCATTACCTCGCTCAATAAGATTATAAAGGTTATCTCGTGCATAACTATAATCTGTATCTAAATCTCCTTGATGTGAGTTTGATACTTTTGCTTGTCTGGGTGCCAGACCACGCTCTCTTCGTACACTTATAACTCTGTCGATTTCACCTTCTATCGGAGGATTATCAATAGTGATTGGTTCGGCTTGTTCATACTGATTTATAATATCATCTGACAACCCAAGAGAATCATCTAACCTCTCATCAACGGACTTCTTAATCCCTTTTGGCATAATATATTCCTCGCTGTTAACTTAATGGCCATTTTACTGGTGCCATTGTATCTACGTCATTTGGGTCGTTCGGGTCATCTGGATGCCCTGCTTCTAACGCCACAGTCCAATTATCGTCTGCATCAGAACCCCACGGGTCAACTGACATATTGACTTGCTCTAATGGAGCATCGGCTTCTGCCGGGTCAATAGTTCCAACCAAATAATTGGTAATAACTTTCTTAATAATACCTTGTTCTCTGATTGGTGGGTATAGCCATCCGCGTATCAGAAATTCTAGTGACCAGTTGACAATTCTATGGTCGCCAAAAACACCCTCAAATTCATCTGTTAGTGTTACCCCTTTCAATTCGATAGGAATATCTCTTTTCATATCCAATTCGGGAACTTCTTCAATAACCACGTTGAAATCTGGCTGGAAATAAGGTACAATTTGCTCTATAATTTGTAGTCCATCATCCATCAAGTCTGAATAAATGTCTAGTGTGAATGAAAAATTGTATGGGATTGGAGATAATATTGTATGTGCTTTGTTTGTCCCTGCTTTATTAAATCTGTGGGTCTGCATCTGATTACCAGCACGAGAATAATCTGCTTCAACACCAGTTAAAATAAAGCCCATACGTGGGACTTGCTTATTCGCCTTGCTGTCTTTAATTAGTCTGGCAAGATATTTCTTCTGTGATTCATAGGCTAGGGGTACTTTTATATCTTTAATCAGTGTACCGTCAGCCTCCGTTCTCTGAACGTGAATGTTATTGAATACTGAACCAAACGCAATAATGAGTTTTTTAGTAGTTCCGTGGTAAAAAGTAGTTCCGAACATTAGTTAGTACTCCCAAAAGGATTCATCTCTGATAAATCCAAAACATCATCATCCATAGTATCCCAATCTGGAGTACCAAGTTCGGCGTCAATAGCCGTCTGAATTTCTGCTTCAAGTCCTTCAATCTCTGTGTCAACCACTGTAATATCTTCGTGGCCATATTCCCAAGGTTTCAGCGTTAGAGTCCATACGTGTTGTGGACCATCTGGTGTTGGGTAGAATGACGAATCATTTCCGACAAATGTCACTTCAAATAATGCTTCAGCATCAGAGAAAAATAACAAGTCTCCAGCGATTGGTCTATCATCATCTGTTGATGCGGTTTGCTCTGCGAAAGATTTCTTCGTAAATGAAACTTTCATTTCATCTGTTACAGACACACCAAATTTAGAATAGAAATCTCCAACATCTCCATATTCTTGATAATCGTCAATAAGAATATTGAACTCCCATATAGTATCAAATTTACTTGTAGGGTCCTCCCCGAATATCGGGTCAAGGCCAGTTCCATATTTTCGTGGAAGATATTTTGCTGTGAATCCAATCACGGCAACAACTTCTTCTACGATATCCTTAATCATCGGCGATTTGGACATATTGTCGAACATTCCCATTGTCTTATCCTACTAGAAAATTAACTGGAAGTTCATAGTTTAGGGAGAATTCCTCTTCGAGTTTGGTTATCTCTTCTGAAGCCTCGTCCCAAACTTTTTGACCATTAACCGTAATCCCACCGGGTAAAGGCATTCCGTCAAATTGTTTCATATTAGCACCCCACTGTTGCTTAATCATTGCAGTAGCATACTTCTTAACCCATTCATCATTATAAACATCGATACCAAATCCTGTTGCTTCATTAGGTACAACTGCTTTCCAAGCCCGTAAGAGTAGAGAGTGTCCTCTAGTCCAAGTTCCTGAGGCAGTTTCGCAATCCGTTTGGTTTAGTATCGTATCATCAGAACAAACAGGCCCGATAATTTTACCAGAGTGTGAATGTAATTGATTTGTTGCTTTATTGAAAGAGAATGTTCTGTCTGGATTGAAATAACTGGAAACCATATCTAAATGTTGCATAGTTATTTCATAGTTCGTCATACTCGCTTTCGTCATATCGAACATTTCATCCGCCATAATTTTATAGCGAACATCATTCATAGCCTCAGAAGAATATCTTCCGGGCTCATATATTCTAGTTACTGCTATGATTGAATCATCAAGCGTAAGAAATTTGTTTGTAGCATCTTCCTGAGTGAATTCATAAACTATAAACTCCTCCACAGCGCCATCAAAGTGGCGTTCGATGAATAGTTGAATAGTATCATCAATACGGTCAAGTGCTTGTGTGTCATCAACTTGGATTTCAATCTTAGGAGAACCGAGTTTTCGGTAAGCATAATCTCTGAGTCCAGTTGCTGTTTGTATTTTTGCCATCATTTACTCCGTCTATTACATCTATTTATGTTGTTTCAAATCTTGCAGTATTCGTTTGTACTGTGTTCTCATTGACCATTTAAATCTAAGTATAGTATAGATAAACAGTGCCACAGCCGAAGAATATCCAATTTGTGCTATCGCCATTGCTTGGTGTGGTTTAGTTTGTAACAGTTCTGCTAACTCCGGGTAGCACAAAAAACAATTATATGAACTGTAAAATTCTACTACCGCTCCAAGCAAAATAGCCGAACGAGCCCAACACGAGTAATATTTCCTATGTCGTAAAGTAAAAAAGAATGCACCGATGGCAACTGCGGTAACAATTATGGAAAGGAATTTCTCAACTTCAAATAATAGGTCTACCATCATATCATATCATCCACTTTTTACCCAGTATATGGCTAGGCCAATTCCTGCGGATAGCAAGAGCCAAAAAACTCTCTCGCCATTGCCTATCTGAATTTTGCTAGTAGAGATTTCGACTTGTTGGTCATCGGTCTGGTCAATAAGTTTATCCAACTTCTTTTCAATACGGTCCACGCTATTGTAAACCGTCTTCATTTGTTCTTCTAGTCGGGTAATTCTCTCTTTCATATTATCAATGCCGGACCACAGCCTCTCTAGCGTTTCGATTCCTGTGTCCATATTTTCCCTAACGTATATATAATTATGTTACTTTAAAAGTGATTGTGCATTATAGTCTTTCTAGTGGCTATAATAGTATTTATATTAAATGTGATGTTGGAGATGATATTATGAATAAACGAATTTATGTAGTTGGAGATGTGATGTTAGACTCATATTGGGCAGGCGATAGTACACGCTTGTCGCCAGAGTCTCCCGTCCCAGTAGTAGATAATGTTGTGGTGGAGAATCGTCTAGGCGGTGCTGGAAACGTCTGCCACACGCTTAAAGTATTTACCGATGACGTTGTACTGTTTACGACTGTAGGACTTGATAGAGAGGGAGGGCTTGTCTCTCAATTGCTTGCTAACTCTATGATAACTAACGATTTAACGCTTGGTCCCAACTCAAAAACAGTCACCAAAACACGCATATTATCGAATGACCAACAACTATGTCGGTTAGACAGTGGTTACATTAAAGACGCTCCACCCCTCTTTGGCGCACCACCAGACGTTGTTATCATATCAGACTATGGTAAGGGCACGATAACTTCTGAGGTAATTGATGACTGGCTTGATAAAAGTGACTGTCCGATTCTGGTTGACCCTAAAGGGACCGACTGGGAGAAATATAGTGGAGTATTCGCAATAACCCCAAACAAAAAAGAATTTGAAGATGCTTATGGTGAATTCACATATGATAGAGCCCTCCAAGTAATCGAATCATTAGACTTAAAGGGTGGGCTTCTAATAACTCTGGGTGCTGGTGGTATGCAGTGGATTGGCCGTGACGGAGCATCAATCCTTAGAAAAGCCGAATGTGCTGAACAAGTTCGAGATGTTACTGGTGCTGGTGATACGGTAATAGCCACATTCGCATTATTCCTAGGAAGCCACGGCATCAAACAAGCAATGGATTTAGCAAATAAAGCCGCAGGAAATGTTGTTACTAAATTAGGTACTGCCATCCCAGATAAGGAAGCAGTATTAGAAACTGTTGTTTTCACAAACGGATGTTTTGATATCATACATTCTGGTCACATTAGTTTACTTCAAACTGCCTCTAAAATGGGAGATAGACTGATTGTGGGAATTAATAGTGATGATTCAATGACTAGAATCAAAAGAAAACCAGTAAATAATATGGTAGAAAGGAAGAAAGTGTTAGAGGCTATAGCAGGTGTGGATAACGTAATCATATTTGAAGATGATACACCATATGACTTGATTAAATCATTAGAACCTGATATAATAGTAAAAGGCGGCGACTACACGATTGACCAAGTTGTCGGATACGATTTAGCAGAGGTCAGAATTATCGATACCGTTGAAGGTAAAAGTACAACCGAAACAATAAAGAGAGCAAAATATGCCTAGAGAAATTAAAAAGGGATGGGGCCACGAGGTCATCATTGAAAGTAATGATACTTACTGTATGAAGCAACTGTGTTTTTATAAGAAAGGGCACAAGTCATCATTTCATTTCCATAAGGAAAAAGAAGAAACTTGGTTAATCCAATCTGGGTCTGTACAAGTTGAAATTATGGATATGAGGGATTCTGCTACTAGAATGGAAATTCTTAAAACTGGAGATACCCTTCATCTGAAGCCTATGACACCGCATCAAGTAACTAGTTTGGAAGATAATACAGTTATCCTCGAGGCATCAAGTAAAGACACACCCGAGGATAATTATAGAATTGCTCCGGGAGATTCCCAAAAGCGTCAGTTAGATATTAAACCTGGAGATTACACTCAAGGGCGACCGGGTATTGAAAAGCAAGCATTAGACATATCTGCTTGAGTAAAAGATTGATAATGTTCTTTCAGTTCAGATGGCATAGGTATAAATCGTATTTTATCTTTGCTATCTGTGGCTTCTTCTGCCAATTCAAGAAATGACTTAGCAGTTCCAGTACCAATGTTATATACACCACTTCTTCCGTTGTGCATTGCATTCATTGTACAATAAATTACCTGGTCAATAGGAATGAAGTCTCGCTTCATCTCATCAGAACCAGTAAAAACTGTGACTTGACCAATTCTCTCGTATTCTTCTTTCATCCAAGCCGTAGCAGATTTCATACCTTCCTTATGTTGCTCAAACTCTCCGTCTGAACATACGTTAAAGTATCTTAGTCCAATAATCTTGGAATTATCAAGCGACATAAATTTCCTACTATATCTATCTGCTTGGAGTTTTGATAGTCCGTAATAATTAGTCGGAATATAATCGTCACTCTTATCATCAAATACTGTAGAATTTCCATACACTGCGGCACTAGACGCATAAACCATAGGCACTTTGTTCATTGCACATATGTCCATCAGATTACAGGTGTATTGATAGTTATTTTCCATCAAATATTTTCCATCATCACAAGTAGTGGCACTCTCAGCCCCGAAATGATAAATGCAATCAACCATACCATTCTCAGCCATAAAGCCGAATAATTCAATAAATTTAGATTTATCAGTATAGTCTTGGAATCGTAGTTTTGCAATATTCTGAAGTTTTTTCGGGTCTGTTAAATCATCGACAATAAGGATATTCTCTTTACCATCATTATTCAACTTCTTGATAAGATTGCTTCCAATAAATCCTGCACCGCCAGTTACAATAATTATTCTATTTTTCCCTTCAGGACCAGGAGCGTCTTTTGGGTCTGGATGTCCCCCTTTGGGTTCTGGTCCGCCTGACGGCCCATATTTTGTAATCTCTTCAGGCTCCTCAGGCTGCCATTCAGAGTTATCAAATAAATCTTCTTGCGTCATCTCAATCGCATCTTCTTCTCGGCTGCCATCAGTCATCTTTTTTCTCCTTATTTTTAACTTGTATTATTAGGTCATTGTCTGGGATATAGAGATATTCAATATCACTACTTGCCAATGTTCTAATCGCATCTTCAATAGTTTCCACTAGAGGTTCTCCCCCTAAATTGAAAGATGTATTGAATAGTATAGGTACTCCAGTTTGAGCGTGGAATTCCTTAATCATTGCATAGTACGTTGGATTCTGGTGTTCTTTAACAGTTTGAATTCTACAAGTACCATCTATATGAATGATTGCAGGAATCATATTCATCTTCTCTTCCGAAGAACAATTCATTGCATACATCATATGAGGAGATTCTTCTAAACCTCTCATATCAAACCACTCATCAGCATATTCGTGCATAATCGACCCTGCAAATGGTCGGAAATATTCTCTATGCTTCACCGAATTAACGTAATCTTTACCATCTTCTGTTCTTGGGTCAAACAATATAGAACGATTTCCTAATGCTCTAGGACCATTCTCGCACTGACTTTGAAACAGAGTGACGATATTCCCCTTTAATATTAGTTTAACCGCATCTTCTGGACTTTGTTTATCAGTGACGGCAGTAGCGCCATACTCTTTCGCAATAGCAACAATTTCTTCATCAGTTGCAGTTACTTTAGGTCCAAGAAATAGTGACTCACCAAACGGACGAATATTCGTATCTCCAGTAAGACTGTAATGGACAAGTAGGGCGGCACCCATAGCGGTACCAGCATCATTTGAAATTGGCTCTACGTATATGTTAATATCTTCATCTTTTAGTTGTTCGAGATACCAATAGTTAGCGACACAATTTAGACCGTAACCACCAGAGATAACCACATTATTATTAGCACTCATATCCACTGCTTTACGAATCAATTCTAATACCATCTGTTGAGATTCCGTCTGAACAGCATATGCCATATCCCTACGGTTTTGAAGTAGAGTAATATCTGCTTCCATATCAGTGTCAAAATTATCTAAGGATTCATATCTTTCAACATTGACAACTGCGCCATTAGGATAAGTAGGAATAATTACATTTCTATCTGTAGTTCTCCACTTACCAGTTGGTCCACCATCAGTATAAATCTCTGGGATTTCTTCGTTGTATTCGCCATAAGGGAAAAGACCCATAGTCTTTCCTGCTTCAATTGGCTGCCAACCACAATATTGAGTAACTGCCTCATATGCTTTTACGATACCACCAGAGTCATCAAGAACCAACTCGTGTGTTCCCTCTTCTCCTTCTCTATCAGATTTCATTTCTGGTATTTGAATAGAAGGCCAAGGACCACGACCACCTTGATGTTTATAAAGGGTCTTGAACTTGGCTGGGTAAGCACAATCAAAAATTGTCTCTAGTTCCCAAGTCATCTCCTCTTCGCCATTGATATTCATAGGAATGAAAGTTCCTGCACCATCAACAATAACAGCACAAGCAGATTCAAATCCTGAGCGATAAAAGGCACAAGCGGCGTGCATTTTGTGGTGCCATTTGTCCATCTGAATTACTTGGTCTTGTGGATTACTAATCAATCGCAATTTCCTGGCGAGTCCAACTATCACATTATCACCGCTAAATTCTACACGACTTTCATCAGGTTGTGTATGTGAGATAACAAGATAATCAATTTTATCAGTGTAATCTAGAATTTTGACAAGTGACGCATAAGGTCCACCATCATATTTCTGTCGTGAAAGCCTCTCTTCTTCAATAGAGAAGACAATTTCCCCATCTTTCAGTAGGCATACACCCCCATTATGTCCTCTGGCAACTCCAGCAATCCACGTAGTCATATCTTCACTCCTTCATTATGTAATCTAATCAAACTGTTTATTTCTGGCATCCAACAATATTCTATTTCGGAATTAGCCAACGTGAGTAACGCATCATCAATAGTTTCTACTAGAGGTTCTCCACCTAAATTGAAAGATGTATTAAATAGTATAGGTACGTTTGTAAGTTTATAAAATTCTTCGATAAGGCCGTAGAAATTTCTGTTCTTTTCTTCGGTCACTGTTTGTATTCTACACGTATTATCTATATGACAAATAGATGGTACCAAATCTGCCTTTCCCTCTTTAAGGTCAACAGCATACATCATACTAGGAGATTCCTCTAAGCCTTTCATATCGAACCACTCGTGAGCGTGTTCTTTTAATACTGAGCCTGCAAACGGTCTAAAATACTCTCTTCCCTTTACTCTATTCACTAAATCTTTTCCATTGACTATAGTAGGATTAAATACAATACTTCTATTACCTAATGCTCTCGGTCCAGCCTCTGAGCGTCCTTGAAATATAGAAACAATATTACCTTCTTCAATCAACTTTGCAACATCTTTAGTACCAACGATTGATATCTCACCGCCACATTTTTCACTAATTTCCTCAAAACTATAATCATACTTTGGTCCTAAGAATAGATTATCGTTCCGTTTCCTGACAGTAGTATTCTTAGTTATATGATAATAAAATGTTAATGCGGCACCAGTGGCAGTACCAGCATCTGAAGAGTTTGGTTCTACATATAAGTTAATGCCATACTTGTTTAGTGTATCCAAATAATTATAATTAGACACACAATTAAGAGCATAACCTCCAGTCAATACAACATTTTTGTTGCCACTAATTTCAGATGCTTTGAGTATTAGTTGTAATGCTTGTTCTTGGGTTTCAACTTGAACCGCATATGCCATATCCCTTCTATTTTGACTTAGAGTTAACTCTGAATCCCAGGAAACATCATCTAAAAATGTATATTCTTGTTTACTGATATTGACGCCAGATTCTGAACCTTGGCGAACAAAGTATTTGTTTAAGAAAAGGTCTTTATTAGATGTGATGCCATTAAATAGTGGAGGAATATTTTCATTTGGAGAACCAAACGCAGATAGTCCCATCGTTTTGCCTGAGTCGTTGTAATGAAACCCGCAATAATTTGTGATACAATCCCAAACCTTTCCGATTCCACCCGAAGCGTCTCCAATAGTCTCAGTTCCTTTGTCAATACTATAGATACTTGGACCGTTATTCGTTCCCATTTTTTTATATAATGGATACATAGTTTTTGAATACGAACAATCAAAAATTGATTCTACTTCAAAATAAAGGTCCGTAGTCTCATCATTTCCATATTGTACTGAACTTCCACAACTATCTATCACCACCGTCGCGGCAGATTCAAACCCAGAATTAAAGAACCCAATCGCGGCGTGTTGTGCGTGATGGTTTTGGAACATATTAATAACTTGTGGATGTCGGTCACTAGTTGAAGTGCCCTTCGCCATCTGTTTAATTAATCCTAATCGTCTTGCAAATCCCTGATAAATGGGCTCTCGGGTGTATTCAAAAGTTGTGTGTTGTTTAGAAGCCACCTCATCGCCACCTACAGTCAATCCTGCCACAATCAAGTAATCAATTTTATCAGTATAATCTAAAATTTTCATCATACTGAGTAACGGACCACCTTCGTGCTTGAATCGAGAAAGTCGTTCTTCTTCGACAGAGAAAACAATTTCTCCGTCTTTTAGAAGGCAAACCCCTGCGTTATGTCCTATTGATATCCCAGCAATCCACTGAGCCATAATTATTTGTCCTCACCAAGAAGATTTTTTGGCTCAAAGTCATAGTTAGGAGTCTCCATTTGATGCGGCTGCCCACCAGCAGTAGGTATAGATGGGTCAGGTTTATTATGAGCAGGTGTGCCACAACTTCCGCCTTGTGCTTGCATTGGTGTAGGTGCTTGCCCTTTAAATGTTCCGCCAGTACCCATAAATTCAATAACTGAATCAACAACCATTTGCTCTTCTCCTACTTCAAGCATCATAGCACCGTCATTCATTCGGTCTAACTCATCATCCATTGAAATACGAATTGGAGAATATACTCGTCCCTTCGTGGCTCCCATATCTAGAATATCAAAGTTTTCGTCATCGACATAACTAATATTAATAGGGATAGTAGAACCAGTAACAACAGTAGCAGTTTTATCAAACGCTTTTGCCAGATGCTGTCCGAGAGAATCACAACCCAAGAAGTGGTCAGCACTCGCAATCATAGACGCCCATAATCTAAGATTAGGTTCTTTGGGCATAGCAACCTGATGGTCTGGGTTTTTTGTGAGAGGGAGTGGCAATTCACTCATTACGCACACACCATATTTTACTCGGAGTTGGTCAATGATATTTACAATATTTTGTACTTCAAAAGAACGTGAAGTAGGGTCAATCATAAAGTCTCCCATTGGAGTAATAGAACGTCCGAATGGTTGAACAATGACAATCTTGTCTTTCTTTAATCCCGCTTTCATCTCTTGAATGGTCTGATAGCCAGTGACCATCTCTTGCTTACTAAGTTTTAGTGTGGGTTTTGGAAGTTCTCGTGGTTCGTCAAGTCCATTGATTTCAATATCAAACGCTTGAGCCAGAGAACATTCTTGATTGAAGTATGCGTTAATTCGATACGGTTCTAGTGTAACCAAGTCCTTGTCTTTCAAATGTTCATTGAATAGACCTTTGTGCCAGACTTCGTATGCTTTATTCTGAAGGACAGGATGTCCTCGATATAAATCCATACCACCTTCACATACGATTACGAAATCAGAATCACCTGAATCTTCAGCATATCGCTCAAATGCTGGAATAGAACATAGTACCCTGCCGGCACCACCATTGATAAAGAACGCTTTAGAACGTGCCATTATATTTCACCTCACTGTTAATTATAAAAATCATCTTAAATTACAACTATTATAACATAAACGGTATTACGTGTCAACCCTTTTTGTTATAATATTTTGTTCTTTACTTGATATCTACTATTATTTATAAACCTAAAAAAGCCCCCATTCTGACGAACGGAGGCTTTTAAATTACTATTTAACTAGATTTTACTCATCAACACCAGTGATTGGAGCCAATTGAGCCATAGCATCAGCATCATCGGCAGTACGTTCAGAAATCCGAAT